GCTTCTCCTTCTAACGGAGTTACAGGGCCTAGATACTTATGAACTAATACATCTGTTCCGCCAACTTGAAACTGTTCGTTAATTATTTTGTCTAAAAAACGAAAATCATTTCCTTTTTCTGGTCTGTATAAACTTAGTCTGGGCATAGTCATATATTTATTGACTAAATATTCATATGACTGAGAGCGAAATCGAAAGACAATCTATAGTAGACTATATTAAGCTCATGCTAGGTGACGGCATGATTGATATAGAATTAGACCCTGGCCATTATAATATTGCCATAGATAGGGCATTGGCTAAATTCCGTCAACGAAGTTCAAATGCAGTTGAGGAAAGTTTTGCTTTTTTAACAATTCAAGTTGATACAAACGAATATACATTACCCAAAGAAGTGTCTAATGTAAGACAGATTTATCGAAGAAGTATTGGTTCTAGGTCAGGGGGCGGTGGTGGCGGGACATTATTTGAGCCATTTAACCTTGCCTACTCTAACACATATCTGTTGACAGCTACAAACATGGGAGGATTGGCTACATACTACGCATTTGCTAGCTATCAAAAACAGGTTGGTAAAATGTTCGGCAGTGATATTAATTTTACATTTAATAGAACAACTAAAAAACTTACTCTTATGCAACGTCCAAGGAGCGAAGAAGAAGTTTTACTTTGGATATATAATTCTAGACCTGATTTTAATCTTTTCCAAGATCAATTTGCAGGACAGTGGCTCAAAGACTATGCTCTAGCTACCTGTAAAGTGATTCTAGGGGAAGCAAGGGAAAAATTTCAAACAATTGCTAGTCCACAGGGTGGAACAAGTTTAAACGGTGCTGCACTTAAGGCTGAAGGCAAAGCAGAACTAGAAACCCTAGAGGCTGATCTAATTAATTACAAAGAGGGTGGTACCCCCTTAACCTTTGTAATCGGCTAAAAAAATCTTGACATTGTAATCTAAAGATAATAAATTATAGTTTTCCAAGGGAATAACTATGATTGTAGGGTTTGTTGGATTTATTGGATCAGGAAAAGATACCGCAGCAGATTATCTAGTAAATTTTCATGGGTTTCGTAGAGACAGTTTTGCTAATACTTTAAAAGATGCTGTAGCTGCTGTGTTTGGCTGGGATAGAACATTACTCGAAGGTAGAACTCAAGAAGCTCGAAAATGGAGAGAACTTGAAGATGAGTGGTGGAGCAACAGACTTGGTAGAAAAATTACTCCTCGATGGATCTTACAACATTGGGGGACAGAAATCCTAAGGAATTATTTTCATGACGACATTTGGATAGCTAGTCTTGAAAATAAAATGCGTAAAACTGAAGATAACATTGTAATTAGCGATGTTAGATTTCAAAATGAAATAAAAGCAATTCACAATCTAAATGGCTTAGTTGTAAGGGTTAAGAGAGGACCAGAACCCGATTGGTTTCAAGACGCTGTAAATGTAAACAAAGGCCCCACTAATTTAAATTGGGCAATTAGTAAACAAAGAATGTCAGAACTCAATATTCATGCCAGCGAAACTAGCTGGATAGGTGATAATATTGATTACACAATAGAAAATGATAGAACAATAGATCATCTATTTAAAGAAATTAAAAATCTGGTTGAAGGTCACTTCGTCGCCATTTAATTTCTGTTTTATCTAAAATTCTTTGACAATTGGCGCAAACTGTTTTTAAATTTGAAAATTTGCAATTTTGAAGATCACCATCTGCGTGGTAGACATTAAATTGTTCAGTATATTTTGATGTAAAACTGCACCTATCGCAGATGTTTTTCTTTTTATAACCGACTCTAGCCCAGAGCGGTATCCCTTCTGTTCTCTTTTTAGAGCAATGATCGCATAACGATCTATAATAAGTTCGGTTACCCTTGTGGTAATTTATAGCACAAGGTCTCTGTTGACATTTTTTACAGAATTTCCTCATTAATAAGCCCTTTTCGCTGCCCTTTTCCAGTATTTAAGGCTGTTTTTTTTATTCGTTGGAAATAAATAAATCAAAGTAATCCATTTAGGAGATTGAATAATGGCAACATTAAATTCACCTGGTGTAGTAGTTCAGGTCATTGACGAAAGTTTTTACACCCCCGCGGCTGCTGGCACAGCACCTATGATCTTTGTAGCAACCGCTCAAGATAAAACTAACCCTAGCGGAACTATCGCCGCAGGGACAACCAAAGCTAATGCTGGTAAAGTTTGGCTTGTAACAGGTCAAAGAGATTTGACAGACACCTTCGGAACTCCTGTATTTTATACAGACGTTAGTGGAAATCCCCTACATGGAAATGAGCTAAACGAATATGGACTTCAAGCAGCCTATAGCAGTCTAGGTGTAAGCAGTCGGTCATATGTGGTTAGAGCAGATATTGATCTAGCCGAACTTGCACCACAATCCTCCGCTCCATTGGGCGAGCCTGTATCTGGAACATATTGGTTAGACACCGCATCTTCTGTGTTTGGAATCAAAGAATGGAATTCTATAACACAGAAATTTACTGTTAAAACTCCTATTGTTTTACATGACGACAGCCCAGCTGAAAGTTTTAATGGATCTTTCCCTTCTCCTAATATAGGACAAATAGGCGATTATTGTGTCATTGTCACTAATGGCAACGAAGGTCGTGTATTTTTCAGGACAAACGCAAATATTTGGACACAGATTGCCAATGGTTTTGACAGCGGTAAATCAGTCCAAATTAGCGAACATTATAACTATCCAAACTGGAATAGCTCAACTTTAAGCGGTTCTGTGTGGATCACAACCACTCCTAAATCCAATGGAGCAAACTGGAATGTAAAATATTATAGCGGAAGCACTCAAACCTGGAATGTAGTTTCTGCTCCAATCTATTCAAGCATTCAGGCTGCTACCTATGCTTTAGACCCATTAGGTGGAGGTCAAAATATTTCTGTTGGTTCTTTATTTGTTGACAGTAATTATGACGACAACCCCTCTGAAACAGCTAATTTTAAGCTATGGAGAAAAAATAAAAGTGGAACGCTTTCATTAGTATCGAATGCGATTTCTACATTTGCTACTAACGGAACAGTTCATACATTCACTATTGAAGAAAGTCAAAGTGCTCAGTCTGCTTATTCTACTCCTGTTAATATCATTGTTACAGTTACAAATGCGACGACAATTTTAGGTTCATTAATTCCAGCAAACTTTGCAGGTCGTCCTGAACTAGTAAATGTCACCGCATCATTTAATACAGCAACAGGTGTATTAACAATTGGTCATAAACTAGGCGGTAATATTAAGATTACAAGTCTTAGCACTGCTTCAAGATTACTTCTAGGTCTTTCGCCATATGACATGGCTACGTCCACCGGAACACCAAATTTGTATCCTTTAACATCTGTTTCGACTATAGATTTTATAGCTACAAATTGGAAACCTTTGGTCTTTGAATCAAAACCAACTGCCCCATTTACAGATCCCGCAGACGGAACATTATGGTATAGTAATGTTTTAGATCAAGTAGACATTATGGTAAACACAGGAACAGCTTGGGCAGGATATGCTAATGTTTATCCTAATGCAGACCCAATTGGTCCTATTATTAGTTCAGTAGAGCCTACAAAACAAAGCGACGGAACTGATCTAGTTGACGGTGATATTTGGATTGATACCAGTGATCTAGAAAACTACGGTAAAAATATCTATGTCTATAACACTGCTACTACAGTAAAATGGGTCCTACAAGATACCACAGACCAATCAACACCAGATGGTTGGGTTTTCGCAGACGCTAGATATGCTACGACAGGTGACACACTTGTTCCTAGCAGCCTAGGTTCTTTAAGAGCTAGTAATTATGTTGATCCAGATGCCCCAGATCCTTTACTCTATCCAAGAGGTATAAGACTATGGAATACAAGACGTAGTGGATTTAATGTTAAAAAATATGTAAAAGGTCACATCAATACCCTAGCTAACAATGGACAAAATATTAGGTTCCAAAATCAGTCTATGACTAACTATGAAACTGATCGCTGGGTAGCACAATACACAACTGGAGATGATGGTTCGGGTGTATTTGGTCGTAGGTCACAAAGACAGGTAATAGTAAAGGCATTAAAGGCTTTAATCGATACTAATATCGCAATTAGAGACACCGATACCTTAAACTTTAACTTGATTGCTGCTCCTGGATATCCAGAACTTATCAGTAATATGGTAGCATTTAATATTGATAGAGGAATTACTGGATTTGTTGTAGGTGATACACCATTTAGATTAGCTCCAAACGGAACAGCATTAAACAGCTACGGACTTAATTCTGCAGGTGCTTTAGAAACAAATGAGCAAGGTGCTGCATCCTACGACGAGTATATGGCCATGTATTATCCAAGCGGATATGCTACAGATAATACAGGAAATAACATCGTTGTTCCTGCAAGTCACATGATGCTAAGAACGTTTATTAACAATGATTCTAAGGCATTCCTATGGTTCGCACCAGCAGGAACAAGAAGAGGAACAATTGATAATGCAACATCTGTAGGCTATATTGGAAGTGAAGGAGAATTTATTGCTAATACAGTTCCACAAAATCTACGTGATGTCTTGTATACAGTCAATATTAACCCAATTAGTAATTTAACTGGAGTAGGTCTAGTTGCTTATGGTCAAAAGACTAGAGCAAGAAATGCAAGTGCATTAGACAGAGTTAATGTAGCTAGATTAGTAGCATACCTACGTAGACAGCTAGATCTTTTATCTAGACCATTCTTGTTTGAACCCAATGATGCTCAAACTCGTAGAGAGATTAAAGCAGCGGCGGAAAGTTTATTGCTTGAATTAGTAGGACAACGTGCTCTTTATGATTTCGTTGTTGTTTGTGACGAAACCAATAACACACCTGCAAGAATTGATCGAAATGAGTTATACATGGACATTGCTGTAGAACCAGTTAAAGCAGTTGAGTTCATTTATATCCCATTAAGAATTAAAAACAAGGGTGATATTGCAGCTGGACTATAATGAATAAATAATAAGGAATAAGGAGCAACTCAATGCCTATCGCAAGTTTAAGAAATTTTACAGTTCCATTAGCAGGAACCCAGGCATCACCAACACAAGGTTTGTTGATGCCAAAGCTAAAGTATCGTTTTAGAGTTACTTTAGATGGGTTCGGTGTTGCAGGGGCACCTACTACAGAGCTCACTAAGCAGGTAATGAATGTTTCAAGGCCCGACTTAACATTTGAGA